CGCACTATATGTTGGCACCCAGTCCTTCCATGGGCCATCTACGCCGTTCCAGTCGCCAGACAATCCGCGATTCCAGATATTGCCGGTGAACGTGACATACATCTGCTGGCAACCGTAAGCACTCGGCGTCACATATAACGTGCCAGCGATGGTTTGAGGGTAATGCAGTGCGGCTGTTGCATTGACGTTTTTAGGCTGGGAGTAAATCGCAGTGCCGGAGTTGCCACTGGCAAAACCCAGCGTATTGATATCGGTAGTTGTCAAAATGGCCGTGGGTACGTTGACGGAATTGACCGCGCTCATTTGCACCCACTCACGCCATGGTCCATCGCTGCCATTCCAGGAGGCGTTCAGGGCACGCGTCCACATCATCCCGGTATTTTGTACGGTGTAACGCTGCAAAACTCCGCCCGTCCAGGAGGCGGGGATCACCTCCAACACTCCCGCCGCCTGCGAACCTGCCGGATAGCCATTCGCTACCGTGGCATTTGCGCCCGTGCTTTGTACATAAACACCAATCTTTGCCAGATTCAGTGTGTTGATATTTGTCGTACCGAGCACGGCGGATGCTACAGGCAGCGCCCCGACGTCTGCGGCAGTCAGGTCAAAATCATCCGATAGGGCTTTCTTATTAATTTTGCGAGTTTTCGGCACGCCGTTTAAATTATTCAACGCTATGGCTGGATCAGCGATATCGGTGAGGTTTTTATCCCTGCGCAGATATTGGCTGCTGCCCTTTGGACGTAAATCGGTGATCACGCCGTTCGCGTCGATACTCGCTAGGGCAAAGACATAGTGCGCAATGCCGTTGCTGGTGTAGTCGGCAAGCGTGGCCGCGACAGTGAATTTAATGTCCGTTTTAAACGCGCTGGTCAGCGTGCCCTGGTAGCTGACGTCTGCCCAGACTTTGGTCGGTTTGGTCGACACGGCAACGTTTTGATTTGCCGCCAGCGCAGCGCGAAGCCCTCCTACGTACCCTAAACCCTTGGTCACAAAATACTGGGTGCCGGTTTTTGCCACTAAAAAGCCGTTATCGAAAAACGCACCGGCGCCGTAAATATCCAGCGCGTTCAGGCGATCGGCTTCATCCATCCCGGCCAGGCGGGCGGTAAAATCAATCTGCCACGTCTCTGCCGGGGTGGTGATGCTCGTCGCTGTCTGTGCGCCGCTGTATTCCATCAGCATTGAGCGCACCAGGACGTTGCCCTGTTGACCGCTGGCATTTTTGACTTTGCGCTGCGTCGGGGCGTGAATAATCATGGCGAGCGTGCCGCTGGCCTTATTAACCAGCCCAATCCAATTGAAGTCGAAATCCCCCACGTCGGCGCCCAGCGTGACCGAATACACCACGGCGTTGGTATTTACTACACCGGTTTTGCCCACGGCCTGACGATAAACAATCTTATCGGCGGCGGGGATGCCTTCGGTGTTGCTGATAGGTTTTGTAACGTCCAGACCCGGCACGTTCGCAAAAATAAATTTGTCGAGCGTGACGGCTTTGTTATCGACCGCTTGCTGCGCTTTCCACTGGGTAAACGCTTTGGTAATGACCGCTTGTGACATGTTGTTCCCCTACAAACTCGCGCTATACGTTGCGCTTAATTCGGTGTTGATGTCGCCCAGGCTGGCCGGGTAACAAATATATTCACCCTGATACCAACCGATGTTGATATGCAGGGGCAGCGAGGTGATCACCTCAAACTGATAGCGTCGGCAGGTGCGGCCATATTTGCGGATAATCTCTAAAAGGAGATCGCTGTTATCCGCAACCTGGCTATCAGTCACCCGCACGACGATGACGTCCCAGTCAAGCCCGTCCTGACGCTCCAGCAATTCGACATAGCCAATGCCCAGACGGCTGAATATGGCGATAAACCCGGCAATCTCCCCGGCGTCTTGAGCATTGATAAAGGCGTAATTCACACGCTTGCGGTAGAGGCTCAACGGCTCCCCGTTAAACCGGGTGATGTCGCGTTCCCAGGCAAGCAGGTTTAACAGCGGTTCGGCACAGGTGAGCGGATCAAACTGTTTGAGCGGCCAGGTGACCCACTCGTAAACCTGTGACCAAAAGCGGACGCTTGCCCGGAGTAATTTCGCGGGTTCGCCTGCATCCATCCATGACGGCAGTTTCAGGCTTTTAAGCTGGGTCAGGAAATCAGTCATTGCGGATCTCCACGGTCAGCCCGGCCAGACGCGGGACGGAAAGTTCGCTGATAATGTCGGCCAGTGAAAAACTCAGCGAGTCGATAACCGGAAATGTTTTATGTAATTCGCGGCCCAGATTGGAAAAAGAGAAGCGAGCGTAAGGCCAGGTCTTTTTGACCTCATAGTTGGCATTTTCCCGAAAGGCGCAGCGGATCAAGTTGGTCACGCCGGATTGCAGTTCGGCCAGTTCTTCCGAAGTCATGTTCTCTTTACTCAGCACATACACCGTCACGGCCAGCGTGTGCGTGGTGTCAGGCATGGCGAAACACTGCAAATCATCGCCGTGGCCGTGGTGGCCCTGGCTGTTGATGTAGTCATTCACCGCGTCGATAAAGGGCTGCGACGTCTCGCCGCTGTCGAGCAGCAAATAGGCGTTGGCGGTACCGGGGCCGCGCGGGGCATCGTGCAAAAAGAAAATGCGGTCAACGCTCAGGCCCACCACGCTGGCAATCATGCTGCGGTAAATGGCGTCCGTGTGGTAGTTGCCCACCAGGTTAAACTGGTTGCGGGTTCGGTCGCGCAGCTCGTCGTCGGTTTCTTCATCGGCGCCCGGCGTGGTCAGCCAGTCATCTTCATTGACCACGCTGGCGATACCGGCCACGGCGATCGGCAAAATGCGGTAATAGCCCGGTGCGAGGTTGTAACCCGTTCCGTTACCCGTGGCGGTGACGTCGATTAAGCCGCTTTCAACACCGGCTGGCAGGGTAACGTCGCGGTTCACACTCAACCCATACACCACGCCGTTGATGCGCTCCGTCTGGATAAGTGTTCCCGCGTTAATGGTCACGGCATTGGCGGCGGTGGTTTTGTAAAAACGAATGACGCCCGCCGCCGCGCTGGCCGGTTTGGCTTCGATGTTCACCGCCCAGGCGAGAAGGCGCAGCATCGGGCCGGTGGCCGTCGCGACAAACATATTGGTTAACACGACCTGGACTAACACGTCTTTCAGCCACAGCACCGGCGTGCTCACGATTTATTGAATAAGCCGCCAGAACGGGGACATGCGCGACGTATTGGTCACATAATTTTCATCTTTTACGATGGCTTTAAATGCCGTGTCGATTTCGGCTTCGGTGGTCGGCATCCCGCTGTCGCGCAATACCTGCTCAAAATCAACGGTCGGTTTCTCAGTCATAGTTCATTCCCTGGCTAACCTGGCCGAAATCGTAGGTTTCGGCAGTGATGTAAAGGCGCGACAAGCTTTCTTCGGTGATCACAATCGTGCCGGGTATCAGGCGGGTGTCACTTTCTACCAGCAAGGTCAGCTGCGTGAGGACGTCGCCGCGCATGGTCGGGCTGCGTTCGCCTATCAGTTTGGCGGTGATGCCGCTTTCTAAGATGCTGTGAATAATGTCCTGGCCGATGCTGACGCGGTTGTTGCACAGCTGCGGCTCGTTGCCGCTGTCGAGCGTGAAATCCCGGCCAGTAATCAGCAAATCAATGTAAATCGGGGCGTCGCTCATCCTGCGTTCATCTCCTGCCATTCGGCCAGTTGGCCGGGGGTAATGCCGTTCGGCGCGTTGATGTAGGTATCACCCCACGTTTTGCGGCTGTCGACGACGGTTTTGCTGTCGGATTTAACCTGGCTCATCAGCCCTTCGCGCGGGACGACCGAACCGACTTTGTTCCCGGATAATAGGTTTTCACCCCCGGCCAGCTTGGGCGGCCTGGCTCTGTCTGCGGTGGCCGCTACCAGCGCAGGGGCGGGCAGTTCTGTGGGAAGCGGGGCCGACATCAGCGACGGCGCACGGACTGCCGGGACATTCACCTGCGGCAGCGTTGACACTTGCGGCGGCAAATTTACTGCGGCAGACGGGACGGCCACCGGCTGCGGCGGCAGGCTGATACCCGGTGAGGGGACGGCGACCGCTTGTGCGGGTACCTTCGCGTTCGTCGCCGGTGTCTCGACGGTTTTCAGGTCGATATTGACGCCGGGGATTTTGTTTAGCTTTTCGACTATCCAGTTATAAGTCGATGCAAAGGTATTTTTCAGCACGTCAAACAGCTTGTTGAAGACGCTGCCGATGGCCTCGGAAAACCCTTCGAACGCGGCGACCGGGGACAGGCCGGTAAAGAATTGCACTACGGCGTCCCAGCCCTGGGCGATGGCATCCCACACGACGGCAAAGACCTGGCCGACTTTTTCGGCTGTCTCCATCACCCAGGCAAATGCGGCGGTTTCCATCACGGCGGTTTTCAGCTCATCCCAGTGCGTGACCACGTACCAGATACCCACGGCCAGCGCGGCCAGTGCGGCAATGATTAAGGTGATCGGGCTGGTCAAAATCTGCATCGCCACCCCGGCGAACATCGTCGCGGCGCCGTAAATGCGCATAGCAATGGCCCCGGCTTTCAGGACGGCATTCCAGGCAAACAGGGCCACGCGGCAGACGCCCGTCCAGACCGCCAGTAATTTGGACTGGATCCACAGACCGGCCAGACCGATACGGGTAGTAATCAGGGAGGGGCGCA